GCGATATGCCCGCCAGCCCTTCATCGGATTGTAGATTGAGAACCAATCAGACCACCGCAGCGGCCGTGAGAGGCCATGGACGCGCATCTTGATGACGCCGGCATTGAGCGCTGCTGCCTCGGTGATCTCGCCGTAGACAGTCGCCTGACTGTAGCCAGAACCGTCGTCGAAGTAAGAGCCGTCGGAGTGCGGAATGCCGGAGACGATCGGCGTCGGCAGTCTGCCAATCTTAGGAAATGGCCCAAACCAATCGGTGATGATCGGCACGTTGATGAACCGGAATCCGCCATTCAGCCTGGCGCCGAGCCAGTTGATGTATTCGTAGTGCTCCGGATCCTTGATCTTGCAGTCTTCGTAGACGGCGGTGACGATACCGCCACCGCTCATCTCGATTGACTGCCCCTCGCCCATTCCGTTTCGGCCGCCGTCGATCGACGAGCCAGTTACGTCAAATGTGGCCTTCACCGGCGCCAGAAAGTTGGCTTCCAGTGTCGGCTGGTTGATGAAAACCGCCATGTCATTTCCTAGATCAGTGATTGCAGCGCCCACCGTGGACAACTTGTCAGTCACATGGCATCGTCACCCAAAACGCTTGGAGTCGATGATGTTAGAAGGACGATACAGCGCCATCTTTTTTGAAGCGGATCCGCAAACCGGTTGGCTCGGGGACGTATTTGCTCGAGGCGTTATCGAGTTTAGCGGTGGCAAGATCTTCGGTGGTGACAGCGGTTATCACTATCAAGGCACCTATGAAATGGTTGACCAGACAAGGTACAATGCGTCGATCAAAGTTGCACCTCACACCGCCCAGCCTCTTCAGGATTCACCCTTCGGACCGCGCGGCACGACTCTCGACGTCAGAGGTGCCACCAACCACGGCAGTGTCAGTTGTGGCAGGGAGATCCGGACGCTCGGCCAGCCATTTCAAATAAAGCTGACTCGAATTGTCGGATAGCATGAAGTTCAGAATGCCTTGGAGTCGTTCGGTCGCATGGATGATGCGCTCGACTTCTCTCGTGCTGTAGCGTCGGTCTTCGTTCATGGTCAGCCCTTACGATTAGTGTAGATCGCCTGCAATGTGCCGTAGCCGCCGCGTTCCATGCCTTTGTTCTGGGTGGCAAGGGCCTCGCCGACGCCCTGCTTCACGAGCGTGCGGATATGATCATCGCCGCTCGCACCGCTGACGCTGACGAGCAACACGCCAGGCTGATTGTTGCTCGCAGCCGCAGAAGAGCGACCATTCAAGCGCGGAGCGCGGGGGGCGCCGACATAGCCGCCGTTGGCGTAACCGCGCAGTCGCTCAAGCGTGGGAACGCCGATGCGTCTCGTCGCAGCCGCGTCAAAGACGTACTCGCCTTTGTGGACGATGCCGGCAGGCGTCAACTTCCCGCCAGGTCCGGTGAAGCCGCCCTTATCGAAGAGGCCGATGCCACCGCTGGCCGCAAGTTGCTTTGAGCCAGCGAAGGCCGTTCCGGAGAGGAACGACAGCCAACCACCGCCCCCACCACCACCAACTCCTGATGCCAGGCCGTTCGCAAGGCTGCTGAGCCCCTTGGTGGTTTCAGTCGATGCACCAGCCAACTTCTCGAGCGCTGCGCCTGCAGACTTGGCCTGCGAGATCTCGAAGTGCATGGCGTCCTTCTTGGACTTCCAATCACCGCCCCAATCGAAGCCGTTGCGGGATGCAATCGCGCTAATGCCGGTCGGCATGTCAGTGACAAGGTTGCGCCCCATCGGGTTGGCTTGCGGATTGATGTCAATCGCGTTGCCAAAGGCATGGTTAGAAAGCTTGTTGGTGCCGGCAATGTTCCGGTAGTTGTAGCCGCCGATCGACTTGATCTGGTAGCCAGTGGCCTCCAGATCATCAACGAGCGACTGAAACTGCGATGCAAACTTGGCGTTCACGTCTGCAGTCAGGCCGCTTGCCGTACTGATCGTAGACAGGCCAATGCCAGTTTTGGTCGATCCTGCTGCCGGCAGTGATCCACGCGTCACGGCACCGACGGGCGCAGAGAAGGCGGACGCTAGCGACGATGGTGCAGCCGGGAAAGCAGATAGCGCAGAACTTGCCGCCCCACCTCCACCTCCACCTGAACCAAACACCGCCGAAGCGAAAGCGTTGCCAATCTGCGTGAACAGACTATCCAGCGACTTCTGCATCGCGTTGGCTGCGGCATTCTTGATTGCGTCGGCGAAAGCCTCGCCAATGCTCTTGCCGCCTGACACAACGCCGGTAGTGAATTCGGACAGGAACGAATGCGTTAGGTCCGACAGTTCCTCGCGGTTGAACTGATCTCGAATCATCGCGGCATTCTGGCCGCCAAGATCCTCCGGCAAACCGTAGGAACGAAGCCGCTGCTTTACCGCCTGTTCCTGCTTCGACAGGCTCGCGAAAACCGCGTCATCGAGCAAATCCTGCTGCAGCTTCGCCTCGGAAAGCGCCTGCGAGTACTTCTCGTACAGCGCGACCTTCTGCTCGATCTCGGCGCGATGAGCCTCAGAAAGGGAACGCCCCTTGTCTTCAGCCTGCTGCAACAGTTCCAACCGGAAGCGCGCGGCGTCTGTCTGGATTCCGTACTGGCCGGTAAGCTCTGTCTCCAATCGAAGTTGCGCGATGCGGTCGTCCGCGCTCTTGACCAGATCACGATAGGCGTTCGCAGCGCGGGACGCCGCCGTCTCGGACTTTTTGTCAGGCTCTTCGCCCAACTGGATCGGCTTGGCGCCAGGCGTAGGCACGGCAACAGTGCGACCATCGCCATTAACGATCGTCGGGTTTTCGTTCTGCGCCTGCCGGAAACGGAAGTTCTGAATGTCGTTCTGGTCAATCAGGAACTGACCGTCGCCACTCAGGATCGGTGATAGCTGACCGAGCGGCCCAAGCTGCTTGACGAGATCGGCCAGTACGGCCGCTTCAGTCTTGAACTTTGATGCGCTGGTAGATGCCTTATCGATCGTCGGCGCCAGCTTCTCGAATATGTCCAGATACTTCTGAAGCTCCGGCGTGGCGTTGTCCTTGATGACCGCAGCGAGTTCTTGCTGAACCTTCTTCGCTGTCTCGGAAGTGGCCGTGCCGTTCTCGATGCCGCTGACCAGCTCATTGAAAGCGCGCTGTAGGTTAGTTACCTTGTCGGTGTCCTGCCCCATCTGCGACAAGCGCGAGACGATGTCACCCATATCGGAATTGACGTCGCCGAGAGCCTTGCGGAGTTCCGTCCACTGCTCATCAGCAGCGGCGTCAGATGCCGCCTTTTGATCTTTTCTGTCGGCGGCCTTCTGCCGCTCCTCGTTGTATGCTTTGAGCGCAGGAAGGGCATCACCCCACTTGCTCACGACAGCCTGGACCAGCTCTGCTTCGCGCTTCAGCGTCTCCTCTGACTTCGCGCCGCCCCATTCCACCGTGCTGAAGTACTGGACCGCAGCAGCAGTCGCGCCGATAGCGGCGATGGTCGCCAGCGAAATCGGGTTGACGATCTGCATGAACGCGCCGGCTACGGCGGGACCGATCTTCTGTCCGCTTGCTCTGATGTCGTTGAAGACCTGAGAGACCTGCGGGCCTTGCTGCAGCGCCACGGTGTACCACGGCATGAATGCTGCTGTGGTCGCGACGTCGAAACCCTGTGCAGCAAGGTTCGATGTATTGAACGACCCGGCGCCGCGGTTCGGAGTATCCGAAATTGCCTTGTTGCGATTTCTAATCGCAGCCGTCGACGCTAGAGCCGCCTGCCGCTCACGCTGGATGGCGGTGGTCATCTCGTTGGCCGAGATCGCGCCAACCGCATGCGCGCGGCGAATGTCGGCAACCGCCGACTTGTAATTGTTTATGGTCGCGAAAAGCGGGCTGTACTTGGCGCGCAGGCGCTCAAGCTCCTTGCCCTGATCAGCGAGTGCGCCGTTCCATTCCTTGGCGCCCTTCGAGCCGATACCGACCATTTTGTCGACGCGAGCCTGCAGTGCAGTCGTCATCGAATTGTCGATGCCCTTGCCCAGGCCGTCGAACTGCTTCTGGACCTTGCCGGTGGTCGACGAAATGTCTTGCTCTAGCCGCTTCAGGCTCCTTTTCACCGTAGCAAGGTCGGTGCTGATGGAAATTACAAGATCGTCGGTCTTTTCAACCATCAGGCGTGTATCCTAAAGTGGAAAAGCCCGCGTGGTGGCGGGCTCTTGAGGTGGTGCATGGATGGATGGCTGAAGGCGCTCGTCGCCGCTGCCTGCGTTGTGGTGATCGCAGGAGGTGGATGGCTAGCGTTGAAGGAATACCGGGAACACGCAACAGAGGAAGCCGTCGAAAAGGAAGCAACGATGCGGTCTGGTTGTCGACAATCCTTGCTTCCGGAAAATTCCGGATATGCGATGTTGCGAGATACATGCCTGAAGCGCGGATACATTACGCAGGCGGAGCACGACTCCGCCCGCTAACCGTACTTCTTCAGCAGCGCATCCATCTCCTTGCCGCTCGGAGCCGATTCCGTTTCCGCCCCGTTGGCCTCGTTTCGGCCATGGATGGATTCGAAAAACTCCGTCATGGTGGCGCCCCAGAAATCAACGGGACGCCAACCAAGCCCCCCAAGGGCAACACGCATCCATTCCCGCCATGGGAATGCGTCTTCTTCGACTAGCTGGCCGCCTCTGTGACGGCTTCGTCGTTTCCCTCTTCACCATCGAAATGATGCGACAAAGCCTCACTGATCGCGGCCGCACAGGCCGAGAAGTGTTTCAGCTTCAGCTTGTTGACCGCGGCCAGCCGATCGCCGCGAACTGTGAGCAGTTCAAGGCCGGCCAGCGTTGCGGCTGCCTCGACGCCAGACAGGCGCACGAACAGCTCCTGGAACGACTTGCACTCAAGCCGAGTCGATACAGCAGCGAGGCCGCTCATGGTGGCGGCGATGACCAAAGGCACATCGCCAACCCACAAGGCCACTTCGCCGCGGGCGCCGTTTACTTCAAGCGGAAACGGCTTCACCGCGGCCGCAGGCTTCTTCTCCTCTTCAGCCATGGATTACACCTCGGCCGTGAATTCGAGGACGTCAGCAGCCACGAAGGTCGCGCTGAATTCCATGTTCGGCTCGACGTCGCCGGTCAGTTCGAAATCGGTCACCATCCACGAGCCTTCATAGGTGCCGTCGCCTGGGACGATGACCTGAGCATTGAACGCCTGCGAGTTGCGGACGTAGCCCATGAAGGTATCGGTGTTTGCGCTTGCAACGAAGTTGCCGGAGCCGCTGAACGTGCGGTTCGAAATGCCGGGACGGCTGGTCTTCTGAACCGGGCCGCCGGGGTTGGTGCACGACGGAATCGTGGTGTCGATTTCGTTCGCCGACATGTTGAAACTGCGCGTTTTGATGCCGCAAAGGTTGTTGAAAGTCTCCGGCGAACCGCCGTCGCCGACCTTGATCAGCAAGAGGCGGCCAAGCTGCTGTCCATCTGCCATGTAGTCTCCTTCGCCGGCGACAGCCGGACATGATGTGGTGGTTTTGGGTTGCTAGCGCCACCGGCCGGTCAGCCGATGCGCTCGACATTCGCCACGAACTCGATGACGCCGTGGCTGGTGAGGCCGTCAGGATCGCGAAAAACTCGCGTCTGCCGGTGGATGATCGAAACGAGGCGCCATGTCGTGAGCGTCAGCGGCGCAAGATGGAGGGATTCAACAACCGCGTCTGCGATCTTCTTGCATTCGGGAAAGCCGACCTTGCGGGACCACGCATGAAGCGTCAGGTAGACGTCGCCGCCACTGATGCAGGTCGCGTCGTCCCGAATAAACTGGGCTTCCCCGATCGTCACATAGCCTTCTTTAGGCGTTGCCCACGCTGTACCTGGCGGCTGGTCGTAAACACCATTGACGAGGTTCATCAGGCCCGCATCGGCCTTCAGGCGCGTGACGATCGCGCCTTGCAGTTCTAGTTCTGAGCTTGCCATTGCAAATCCTACTTGCGCATGGCCTCACGAACGCCCTTGTTCACGGCCGCCTGAATGCGTTTCTTCGCCTTGGCGCGCATCTCGCGCCATGTCGGGAAGATATGAGGCTGTGCGGCCGTACCGGGATGCTGCGTGCCGCCGCCTTCAGCGTGCGTCACCTGACCGAGCACCGTTCCGCCGCCTGGAGCGGTGTTGTGGGGCGCTGTGCCGAATTCCAGCCATCTCCAGATATACTCGGCAAAGATGCCAGCAGCCGATGGATCCTTAGTCGGATTGCTCCCGACTGGCTTCTTGTCAGGATGATCGGCAAGGCGTGCTGCCTCGAAGCTGTGCATGTACTCGAGCGTCGCGCCGGTTGGCGCCCTGGCCGAGATGCGCTCTGCGGCATCCTCTGCAATCTTCAGCTTTTCGGCCGCTGCGTACTTCTCAACGTTCGGCGCGATCTCGTCGAGACGCTTCGATAGCGCCTCGCGGCCGATGATCTTGGTCTTCAGCGCCATGCTGCGCTCCGTTACGTTGCCACCCCGTCGTCGACCAGCAGTTCGAGCCAAGCGCTCTTCTGGTCGGGATTGGTGACGGTGCGGATGTTGAACACCCGCTTGTCGTTGCGAGCATCGACGGCTCGCCATGCCGGCGTAATCTCGCGACTGGCCGCGCATGAGCGAATGCGAACCGTGTACGGCTGAACGCCAGTTAGCCGAGCGGCCTGCACTGGCTCACTGCCTCGAAGAGGAACGAGCTCGGCAACGTTGGTGAAGACGGTGGCGAAGTCGCCAGCGACCTCGTTACCATAACCGTCATCCACCATGGCCCGCTTCTGAAAGTGCAGCTTTTCCCGCTGGCGGCCGGCGCTAGGTCTTTTTGCCATTTGCGCTCTCCCGCTTGGGCGCCGGAGCCTTCACCCCCTTGCCCGCGGCCTGCGCCTCATCGGCGCAAGCTCTGGTGACGTTCTGGATCATGCCGGCCTTGTAAGCGATGGTGAATCCCGGCTGCACCCAATTGAAGTTTTCGGTGAACCGGAGCCAAGCCATTAGAGCGTCACGCCTGGGTCGACAATCGACACAGCCAGTACCGACGCGCTCTTGGCAACGCCGATCTGAATGGTGTCCATGCCGGTGGCGAGGTCGGCTCGCGGACAAATGCCGCCGGCGGTCGCGCTCAGCCAGTAGTCAGTGCCGGCGACGAGCGTCGCACCGATCGTGATGTCGCCATCTTTAAGGATGGCAAGCGGCTGGTTAGCGGATGCGCCATTCAGGGCGATGCCCTTTACTTCGCGCGTGCCTGTGCCGTTGTTGTCCGAAAGCATCCAGCGATTGGTCGCTGCGTTCAGAAACACAGCCTTTCCAGCCGTGATGGTCTCGCCAGCGATACCGGTGTCGCGCGTGGCATTGCTGCCGGCGACGACTGCGCTTGGGGTTACCGTGATGTCGACCACTTGAAAACTCTTTCTTTTCTGTTGACTGTGTTAGGCGGCTTTGACCACTTTTCGATTTAGATAGCAGTCTTCGCCCCACTCAGAGAATGCGGCCGCGTCGTAGGCAGTTGCGGCCTCCATGGCAGTAACAAAGGTACCGATGTGCCTCTCTTTGCCATCAATGTTTATTCGGGCGCGCCACTTGCCAATCTTGGGCATATACGACACGCCTTTGTACTCCCCACGGGTCGGGCCGCGGAGCCGGCGTTCAGCCGCGAGCATTTCCCGCTCTTTTGGATCGCTAAAGCGGCGCAGCATTGTCTCCGACTGCTTCTTCAGCAACTCAGGGTCACTCCAGCGAACCCTGACGGCGACGGAAATAGTTTCCCTCACTTTCGGGTCGGACATCACCTTCGTGGATGCCAGGCTAATCTTTTCTCGTTCTGCCGGATCTTCAAACCGTTTACGGAGAGATTGCGATATCTTCTCTCGCTCGGCGGGATCCTCGAACCTGAGAACGGTATTAATCCTCTGCCGTTCACGCTGCTGTGGGTCGGCATCGTAGCGTGCCTTATGAGCGGCGCTCATCTTCGCCCTGGCCTCATCTGACTGTTTTATTCCGCGCTTTGACTCGGACATCTTGGCGACGTGTTCAGCAGACTTCGGCTTGCCCTTCAGTGCTGCGCTTTTCTTTGCTCGGGCTTCAGCACTCTGAATCTGGCCTTTAACGCCGTCACCACCGTCAGTGAGGTTCATCAAGCGCGCGCCACTGGATCGATGTTCGGCAATAAGGCGAACTTCCATTTCCATGGCATGATCCTGCGACAGGCCCGTCGCAATCACACCCATAAGAACATCTCCACCAGCCGCTATCACCGACTCAATCCACCGAGACTTCTTCCAGCCCTCTTTTTGAGCTTGGCTCAGGTGGAGAGATAGGCGAGCTTTCGGATTATTGGTGATGCCTATATATCGGATTTCATCGGGAGAGCGACGGTCAACCAGTGCATATACAAACCACGTATCAGCGCGTTTAGGCGCACTACGCCTATCAAACAGTTCCATCGCAAGTATCCCTCTTGCTATCCATTGGTGCGTTCGGCAGGCGTGTGGATGCACGCTTTTCGGGAGCTACCCTAGCCGAACAACTTCTATATAAGGTTTTAGGCGCGGATAATCTAGGGATTCATCGCTATTACGAAAGCGTGGGCGTCGGGGTGGACGACGGCATGCCCAGAATGGCAACGCCAGACAGGAAGATGTTGCCAGCATCATTGCCGGACGGCGTGACGGTCATGCGCACGTAGCGTTTGCTGCCCTTGTAGCCGATCTTTCGGCACTCATTGTCGTCGGCGAAGGTAAAAGCGGCGAGCGCCTCGGTTCCGACCAGATAGTCGTCAGCAACAGCGGCTGCGTCGGAGAGGTTGGCTGCATCGCCGTCCTCGACCAGTACCGCGAAAGTCGCATTGGTGTCGGTGTTCGTGCCGGTTACTAGCGCCAACTCCACGGCCTGGTAGCCGAGCGTGTCGATGATGGCGGAAACGATCGCCGTGTTGTCGGTGCGGGCGGCAACCGGAACAATCAGCGGAACGAGGTGAATGTCATTGTGAATCTCACGACTCGGCATGTTGTGTCCTTTCGGTCAGGCCACGCGGCCGACTCTGTAGCGTTCAAGAATTGATGCGACGCCCATGGGAAGGTCGATCGCCTTTAGGTCCGTGGTGACTGCTTCGCGGTTCTCGTAGAAATGGCCGACTAGCAGCTTGATAGCCCAAACCAGATCGGCGGGTAGTTCGGCAAAGCCGCAGGTAAACGTCACCTTGACAGCACCCGGCTCGCAATAGATCGACGGCCAGGATGTATCGCGCGCTGGCCAGATGCGCAGTGGGCTGGAATCCAAATCGTACCGGGTCGAGGTGACCGCTACAGGATCGCCACTGGCGTCCTTATAGGTGACGGAAGTAACGCCAGTCACTGGGCCGAGTGGCACGACGATTTCGCATGGGAAATGATCAAGCGAGAGGCGCCACGTCTGAGGCATCAGGACGATGCCAATACCGTTGGGGCCTTCAATCGCTGCTTCTGCAGCCGCGACCATTGCGGTGATGTCACTATCATCGTCGTCATGGAAAACGCGCAGATGCTTCTTGGCGTCTGCAAGCGACACGGTCGGCTCTGTCGGAGCAACCGTCCTAACCAACCGCGTCCATTCGTTCATCGGCGACGGCCTCGTTTGGAAACGGGCTGGACTACAGGATCTGCGGGCGATTCTGGCTCAACCGGATCAGCATCCAGAGTTACTGCGGGCTCAGGCACTTCATCAACGGCAACCGCAAAGCCCGACTCAATCCAGCGCAGCGCGCGCTCTTCAGGCAAGTCGTATTCACTACCGCCATCAAACGTCACGTCGACGCCAACCCGGCTATTCAGCATTTTGACGCGCATGGCGGCCTCCAAAAGAGTGGATGGGCGCCCCGAAGAGCGCCCACCAAGTATTACGATGCGAGGTTCTGGAGAACCTTGACGGCTGCGGCGTCGAGCAGTTCACCGTCGAAGCGGGTGAAGCCGATGAAGCCGACCTGGCCGTAGTCGGCGTAACGCTCGACGAGGCGCTTGATGGCGAACTCCTTGACGTTGCGGACGATGTACTTGTTCATCGCGCCGAACGCGACGGGCTTTGCCGAAGCGCCGATCGAGGCCATGGCCTGGTTGATCGAGTAGCCGTAGTTCAGGATCTGCGCAGGTGCGCCGGCCTTCACATCGGCGGGTTGCCAGATGTAGTCGCCCTCGAGATTTTTGATTTTCCGGAGCGACTTCAGCGTGCTGTCGTTGAACATCCAGCGGCACGACGGGTCGGAACGGTACGCCGGGTCGACGCTGTGCTCAAGCTCGATGAGGTCATCGAAGGTCACGGTCACGTCGTCGGCGCCGTTGACGGCGGTGGCCGCGGTAATGATGCCGTTCGGCTTGGACGAGCCGTCGCCGGTGGTCAGGTGCGTGTTGGCGATGCGGCCGATGCGCTCTGCCATGGCATCGCGGATGATCGATTCGACGTCAAGAACAGCGTCCTGCAGAAGCTCGTCGGAGACGAGGACAACGCCGGAGGTGTACTTGTAGGCGTCGATCGTCTTCGTGCCGAACGCAATCTCGGCAAGCGAGACCTGAGTGTTTTCAGCGATGAGCGCGCCGACATTTGCGGTGTCGTTCATCGTCGGGAACGTCAGGGCGGCGCCGGTTGCCGTGGTGAGCATGCGAGTAACGCCCGGATCCATCATCGGACCCCAAGCCTTCAGCGATTTGATCAGCTCTTCCTGGAAGATGACCGGAACGAGGTAGCCGCCGGCGGTATTGGTGCCGACCGACTGGGCGCGCTCTTCGTAGTTCTTCAGGATGCCGCGCTGTTCAGCGGAAAGCTGAGAACGGCCGCCGCGAACGAAAGTGCGGAAAGCATCAGCATACTTCTCGGCGTCGGACTTTTCGGCCGCACCGGGTGCTGCACGAGTGTCTGCGGTCGGACGACGCTCATCGGCGGCGTTCAGTTCGCGCTCGCGCTCTTCCAGGCCTTCTTCGCGCTTGATGCGGGCCTCGAGGCGATCGTATTCCGCCATGGCGGCATCGTGCTGGGTTTCGAGCTCGGCAACACGCGCTTCGGCGGTGTCGTCTTTGATGTCGGCCAGCAGTGCACGTGCGTCGGCAACGAGCTTCTGCTGCTTTTCGCGCAGTTCGGTAATCTTAGTCATGGGGTCTCCAAACGAAAAGAACCCGCAGAAGCGAGCCCAATGTGGTGGTGGTTTTGGTGGGTGACAGCGCTGGTCAGCGCGTGCTGCGGACCTTGAGTTCAAGGCCCATTTTCAGGCGCGCCCTAGCTTGGCTCGCCTTCGTTACCGGCGCTGCCGCCGGATCTGCGTTTTCTTCTGGTGCCGGCTCTGGATCGGCAGGGTTTGCCGACCGCCACTCAGCTAGCGCTCGCTTGCCGATTTCGGTGTCATCGTAAGCTGGCCACGCGACCGCGGAAACCTCGAACAGGTCGACAGCCTCAATCGTGCGCGTCGGAGGATCGACCGTCTCATCCCATGACTGTTTGGTCACGGAGAATCCGAACGACATCCCTGATACATCGCCGCGCTCGACAAGTTCCCAGAGGTCGTTGCCGTCGGTCGTGTTCGGAATGTCGATCTCGACGCGAAGACCCTTAGAGTCTTCAGCCAGCCGCAGTGTACCGCTCTTCGTGCGTCCGATTACTCGGCCCATGTCGTGGTCGACAAGTGCTCGCACATCGCCGCCGATAGCGCCGGCAAAGGCGCCGGGGGCGATGCGCTCCGTCCACCATCCGCCGATATCGGCGTCGCTGTTGAAGACGGCTGCGTACCCGACGAGCGTTCGATTTTCATCAGCGGCACGCGTCTCTACACCAAGCGTGCCGCCACGCTTTTCAATTTTGCTCATGCGGCCTCTGCCCCATCTTCTTTGTTGTCGTTTGCAGGTGGCGCTGCAGCAGTGCTCTGCATGCCGAGAGGCACCGTGGCACCCTGGATATGAAGCTTTTCAGCCTCGCCGCCTTGCTTTGGCCAGTTCTCCATGGCGCGCACCTCATCGGGCGTGTTGATGGCGTTCTGGATTGCTTTGGCGTAGCCTTCCATGCGCGTCTTGAAATCGCCACGAAGCAGGCCGTCGATATTGAACTCGACGAACTTTGTGCGATTGCGCGCCGAGAAAAGCTTGAGGTTCAGTTCCTGTTCCCAAGCCTTCACCCACTGCGAAATCAGGTGCTTGACCAGATTCAGGTCTTGCTGCTCGGTGTTCGAGAACGTGCCGTGAGTAAGATCCTGCAAAAAAACCGGTGGGATGCCGTAAATGCGGGCGATCTCTTCGATCTGCATCCGCCTGGCTTCAACCATCTGCGATTTCTGCGGGTCGACGCCTACCGGCTTCAATTCATGCCCTGTCGGCATGATCATGACGTTTCGACGCTCTGCGTTAGCGTCTCGAACCGCCTTCTCGACGTCTTGCGATGCCCTCGTGGCGGCTGCCGGCGATGGCATCGGCCCGTATAGAGCCAGAGGCGGAACGCCACCGTTCGCAAAGAACTTGCGAGCGTATTCGTCAAGCGCCAGCGCTAGGCCGACTGCGCCCTTCAGCTTCGTCACAGGATCGACGTGAGACACGCCGTCCGGCTTCAGCATGAAGGTCAAGTCAATGACTTCGCTAGCCGCGTACGTGACTTCCCGCGCGCCGTCCTTGTAGTGGTAGAGCTTTCGCCCGTTCTTGCGCTCAATCGTCAACTTGTCCGCGTCGAGCGGCCAGATGTTCATCACCCGGCCGGCTTTGTTTCGCTCAATGAACGAAACTCCGCGGCCGCGCAGAAGAACGCTGATCATCATGCCCTTGCGCCACATGAACGACGTCAATTCGTCATTCGGTGCGTCGTGCAGGATGCCGTAGAGCGGGTCAGCTTCGACTGTGTCTCGACCCTCGCCGCTCTTTTTGTAGACCTGTAACGGAAGGCTGGCGATCGTATTCGCGATGAAGTTGATCGCGCACCACACGGCCGGCACCTCAAGTGCCGTCTCGTGCGTTACGGTGACGCCAGCAACTCCGTGCCAATCATCCATCAATGCGCGCCATGCGCCGACGTCAGACAGCGGAATGCTCGGGTTCTCCAGGCTGGCTCGCGTCTCCGCTACCGCCTCCGCGACCCGCCTTTCAGCGGTGCGGGTCGTAGTAAATCCAAACATTAAACCACCGCTATCTTAAAGTTGGGGTCTTCCCATGGGCTCACCATAGGCTTGACTTCGATGTGCCCATCAACCGCAGCGCCAACCGCCATGGCAGCCGCAACCGCCGGGTCGATGCGCACCGTGCTTTTCTTCTTGCTGAACC